GGTTGTTGCATCTACAACGGCAACAGGCTCTGGAACACTGTCAAGCACATCCTACGTTCAATACCAAGTTAACACTGGAACTGCTACTGCCATTCCTCAAACTGGATGGGGCGCAGGTGGATGGGGTCTTGGTGGATGGGGTGTGGGTGTTCAAAGTACTCAACAATTGCAGATTTGGAACCAATATAACTTTGGCGAAAACCTTGTATTTGGACCACGAGGCGGAGGCATTTACTATTGGGTAGCAAGCAACGGCGTTAACACGATTGGATACGCATTGAACCAATCCTATGGCGCATCGGATGTACCAATCGTGCAAAACAACTTGATTGTCTCAGACCAGTCAAGATTTGTCCTTGCATTCGGTTGCAATGACTATGGCTCATCCGCTCTCAATCCAATGTTGATTCGTTGGTCTGACCAAGAAAATCCTATTCAATGGACTCCTCAAGTCACTAACCAAGCGGGTAGCGTACAGCTTTCCCACGGCTCAACCATCATTGGCGTTCAACAAACCCGCCAAGAAATTTTGGTATTTACAGATACATCCGTGTATTCACTGCAATACATCGGACCTCCTGCCGTCTGGAAATCTCAATTGATGGGCGACAACACAGAATTGGTCGGTCCAAATGCCGCCGTAGTTGCTTCGGGCGTGGTATATTGGATGGGAAATGGCAAGTTCTATACCTACAACGGTACTGTCCAAACCCTCAATTGCGACCTCCGTGAGTTTGTGTTTAGTAATATCAATACACAACAGTACTATCAAGTTTATGCCGGTACGAACGAGGCATTTAACGAAGTTTGGTGGTTCTATTGTTCTGCTAATTCAACAGTCATCGATACCTATGTGACATACAACTATGTGGATAACGCATGGTTCTATGGCTATTTGGGGCGTACCGCATGGTCTGATTCGGGCATTACATCGTACCCAGTGGCGGCAACCTATGCTCAGAACTTGGTCTATCACGAGTACGGAACCGATGATGCTACTACTGCCACACCGGTTCCAATTGATTCGTACATTCAGTCATCAGAATTTGACATCGATGACGGAGATAGATTCTCGTTTGTGTGGCAGTTGCTTCCTGATGTCCGTTTCAACGGCTCAAGTGCCGCCAATCCACAGGTCACCATGACTTTGATTGGCTTACAGAACTCAGGCTCAGGGTATAACCTATCCCAAGGCGGTAATGCGGGAGGCGATGTAATAGCATCGAATTATTCGCAATATCCTCCGAACAGTACCATTTTGGTAGAAAAATTCACTGGAACCGTTCCTGTCAGATTGCGTGGTCGTCAATTGGTGTTTAGAATAGAAGGAAACCAATTGGGCTTGCAATGGCAATTGGGTGCACCACGAATCAACATCCGTGCAGACGGAAGAAGGGGTAACACATGAGCCAAAACACAGTACCAGCAGTACCCAATCTACCATTACCCGCCGCTCAATTTAGTCAGCAATATTTAAACGTTTTGACAAACGTTTTGCGTTTGTATTTCAACCAATTAAACGCATCGGTATTGACAAACACGAACGACATTTCTTCGATTAACACTTTGATTTGGCTGGACATTTAATGCCAACATATCAAAATGTCACCCCAATTCAGTTAGGTCAGGCGGCTATTACAACGTCCGCCACGACACTGTATACCGTTCCTTCTTTAACAAGAACATACCTCAAAGACATCAACATCTGCAATACCACTGGTAGCCCAGTCACGGTCAATGTGTACTTGGTTCCAAGCGGAGGCAGTGCCGGAACGGGCAATGCCTTGTTGTATGGATTGAGCGTGGCGGCAAACACCGTATACAGATGGACTGGCGTTCAAGTATTGTTGCCCAGTCAGACTGTTCAAGTCTCAGCAAGCGGAACCGGTTGCACCATCATTGCAAGCGGAGGTGAGGCAACATGATGGACAAGATACAACTATTCCTTGAAGTAGCCAAGCTTGCTCGACCAATCTATTCCGAGGAGCTTGTCTTAGATAGTTTAAACGTCCCACTGGCTGAGACCGGTCTGGATAGTTTGGACTGCTTGATGATTGGCATGTATATGTCCGACATCTATGGCATCGAAGAAGAAATCTCTAAGGAGATGCAACCTGAATCGCCGCAGGGTTACTATGACTTCTGCGAACTCCATAAAACACGTGAGCCGTCCACATTGGAAGAGGCGTTGGGATGGTGTAAATGATTTATCTGACCGAAGCCAGAACCGCAAGCACAGAGGAAATAACCACCTTTTCTGATGTGCTCTATCCGCAAAAAGCACATTTTTTTGCTGATACTTACTCTAAAGCAGGTTCCGGCATGGTCTATCCGCCTCATAAACTGGCGGAGAAAGTCTTAGACCCAGTCTTGATGAAGACGCTTAGGGAGAATCCAGTCAAAACAGCATTCATCTTGGCATCGGGTAATTCCCACTTTGCTGGTTTAAACCCCAAGGACAAAGAGCCAAACAGTCTGACCTACGACTACAAGGCATTGCCAATGACCCTCACGCAAGTTTATGCGGGTCGTACTGCGGCGGCATTCGGTGCAAACGACTTGGTGATGACTGATGCATCGGCTTGTGCGTCCAGTCTTAAAGTCATGATGGACATTCAATCGCTTGTCCGGATGTATGGATTTGAGCGAGTGGTCGTGCTATCACTCGAAGATGCCGTTAGTAACACGGTGCTCAATTTCTTTGGGCAATCAGGTGCATCACTCACTTTGGCAAAAGAGGCTGAGGGGTGTGTAAGAAGCGCATTTGACCCCACTAATGAGGGTTTTTATGTCGGGATGGGGGCTGTCCTAGCCATTTTCGAGACCGAAAACAGCATGAAAGTAACTGGATTTAAACCCCGTGCAGAGCTTGTTTCTGCCTATTCTGCGGGTGAAAACAGTACGAACGCTATTGGTCAAAGAGAAGATGGAGAGGGATTTAAGAAGGCGATTGAAGGTGCTTTATACGCCGGTCGCATTCAACCTTTTACCGTCCGCACGGTGAAAACTCATGGAACTGGAACACGTTCCAACAACGTAGCTGAAAAAACGGCTTTGATGAACACGTTGAAAGACTTTGTCGCTACATCGTTTAAACAAAGAATTGGTCACACAATGGGCGCAAGTGGCTTGCTAGAGACTATACTATTGTTGGATAATGTGAAAAACGGATTTGTGCCTGAAATTCCAAACCGTACAGACGAAGATGTAATCTTTTTAAGCAAACCTGCCCCTGCGGAAAAGGGAGGTTTGATTTTAAGTCTTGCGGCTGGAATGGGCAATGTCTATTCAGCGGCAATCTTTAAGGACATGCAATGCTGATAGATAGTAACAAACAAAAACTGGACCCGCAAGAAATCATCCTGCATGCGTCTCAGAACATCAAAAACAATAAGTATTCGCCTGACCAGATGTTGGCGGCTCTTATTGAAGAATCCCGTCAGCCCAACACTATCCTGATGCAAGAAGGCAACACCTTGTTTGTTGTCAACGAAGGCAAAGACCGCATTGCCCTCTTCCGTGCTTTAAACGCAGATATTGCTAAGAATTATTTGCACAACGCCGTTGTGTTTACCAAAGCCATGTATGAAGCTGGTTTTGATTTTATGGTCAGCAACTTCGATGACCCAACTCTCATCAAGCTATTTCAATATGTTGCCCGTAATCCTTTCCAAAAGGATATGGCGATGAAGATTGACAAGATGACGGACGGAAGTTATCGAGCAATCGTTCAGCTTGGACCGCAACGTAAGGGAGAACAATAATGGGTGGAGTAGCCTCAGCCATTTCCGATGCGGTCAGCAGTGTTGTTGATACCGTTGGTAACATTGCGGATGATGTTGTAAACACAGTATCAACTGTTGTAGATGATGTTGGTAAGGTTGCCGAGAACGTAGTTCAAGGTGCTATCAATGACCCAATCGGAACCATTGCCAAAATAGGTACGGCAATTGTCGCTCCGGAATTATTACCAGTCGTTAACGCCGCTGATGTGGTGGCAAATGGCGGTAATTTAGAGCAAGCCGCTATTGGTGCGGCTACTTCCTATGTGGCTCCTACCATTGCTGGAGGAGTTTCTGATGCTCTTGCGGGTACAGGTGCTGGGGATGTTTTATCTTCTGCCAATCAAGGATTCCAAAGTGCGGCTCAAGATGCTGGTTTAAACGCCGGAAATAATGCTGTTACACAAGCTTTAACAAAAACTGGTATTGCCGCCGCCACTGATTTGGCTACCGGTAAAGACCCATCGACTGCCGTTGATGTTGGTTTGGGTTCTTTGGTTGGTAACGTTGCTGGAGCAAGTGCAGATACTGGAAGCAATACGCTTAACAATATTATTGGCAACACTGCCGGTGCAGTAACAACCGCAGACTTGCAAGGTAAAAATGCAGACCAAGCCGCCGCTAATGCCATCGTTGGTGGAGGTTTAAACGCTGGTCTTTCTTCTTTGTCATCTGGAAATACAACTCCTGCCGTTACCAAAACTGCCGATAGTGGTGATACTGGTGGAGTTCCAACACTTCTTGCGTCAAACGATAACACTGGCGTAAGTACTGCACTGGCAAACAATCAGCCAGTTCAACCGACTGATGCAAGCAATGCCGCCTATAACCAATTGGTCAATGCGTTTTCTAATCCTGCAACTTACAACCCTGATAGTCCTACTGGATATGTCGGTGCGGATGGTGTTACTCCAGTCAATCAAGACGGCACGAAGTATGTTGCACCAGACTCAACATCTCAAACTCAATCACAAACTCCTACCGTAGCGTATGTTGACACCAAAGGAGATGCTTATGATGGTCAAGGAAATAAACTTGGCAAAGCAACAGACTTGG